GTTAGCTTTTAGCGCTGCATTAAAACCTTGTGTTGTAATAGTTGCAATAAAAGCTGAAGTTTTATAGGCATTAATCAATCCTGTGACGATACCAATCACTTTTAAAGCTGCAAAACCTCCAGCTACCCCTGCAACAGCTGAAATTACGATTTCTTTATTGTCGACCATCCAGTTAAAACCATCTTTGATGCCACCAAAAGCAGCCCCACCAACATCCATTGCTGTAGTAAAACCAGTTTTCATATATTCAGCAAACGATTCAATACTATTGGCTGTACCTTCGGGTAAACCAAAGTTTCGCCAAATATCCGAGATTTCTCCCGTGTCATAAATTAGTGACATAATCGTATTTTTGATAGCTCCAAAGCCTTGTGCGGCACGATCTACCTTAGCTACGAGTTTGTCAGTATCTAAGTTCTGCATCCAGATACTAGCATCCATCAAACTATCCACGAATGGTTGTAGTAACGGAACTCCGACAGTAGCTTTTAAATCATTCCAAGTCTGTTTCCAGTTACCCATTTGGTTTTCAAAGCTGTCGGATTCTTTAGCTGCTTGGCCAAGAGCACCAGAAAGTTTATTTCCATCTTCCACCATCGCAAGCAATGTAAGTTGTTTTTGTGATTCTGATAATTTATTAAACGATTTACTATATAATTCATTCGCTTTTGCATTTCGCGTTGTTTCTGTAGCTGAAATACCTAATGCAGCGTCGTTTTCGAAGTTACCCTTTAAAAATGATTGAATAGAATCTGCTACATCTTCTATCGATTTGTCATAGAATGCAGCACTATCAGCCGCTGCTAAAGTCGCTCTTTCGGTCAAAGCTAGTGAATCTGCAGTATCCATACCTGTAGTTTTAGCAAATGCAGATATCTGAGTGAAACTACCTTTTAACCTTTTCGGTAACATACCAGTATCTTTAGCAATTTTATTAAGTGTTTCTGTGGACTTTTCTTCAATACCATCAAAAACTTGTTCAAACTGAGCACTCATTGCTTTTGTTTCTGCTGCCGCTTCAACGAGACCCATACCGAAGTCAGCTATTCTATCTACAGCAAATGCTGTAGCAAGTACACCGACAACTTTTCCTAAAGTTGAGCCAAAGAAACCAGCTTTCTTTTCAGCTTGCTCAATTTCATTCCCAACGTCGTTGGTGCCATCAGCCAAATCATCCATATTGTTGTCAGCATCATTAATATGATCTGACAAATCATCTATGTCTCCACCAGCATCGTCAATTGAATCTGATAAATCATCGACAGAATCTACTAGACTATCCATATCGTTGGTTGAATCATTTATACCTCCACCTAAGTTTTGGAAACTGGATTCAACCAAATCAATAAGATGGTTTATATGATTTAGACCACTTGTTGCATTATCTTGCAGAGAAACCGTAACATGCGTTTCACGTAATCCACTCATTCATCTCACCGCCTCCCCATAAGTGACATAAGAAGTTTGTCCATATCATGTTCGCCCTTTTTCAGCTCGGCAATGGCCGCTAAGTGTTCCAGAATTTCATCAGCATACATTCCATCTATATCTGACGGTTTGTACGCTTGAAAATATCGAGGAATCAAATAACGCCAAAAATGGGAATTTGAACTTTGTACAAAAGCAAAAGGAACCTGCTGTATGTCCCTTAAATTTAAAAGTGGATTATTTACCTGTGCGTTGAAAGTTAAAGCCTGCTGTGGCTATTTCCTCACATTCTGCCCATGTCTCAAAATCATCCATGCTTAATCCAGATGGTTGCACTACAACCTTTTCTAAAATCTCTGGAATTGCTTTTGTATTAAGCATTTTTCCGTATTTATCAGTTATACGGTCCTGTACACCCGCCCAAACAGATGGTAGCACTGTTTGGAACGTATATTTGTTACCGTCTTTAGACGTATGTTCTTTTGTTTTTGGTTTAAACATTGATTAGTCCTCCTTGTAAGTTGCTGCTAAGATTGTATACTCGACACCTTCAACTTCTGCACCGCGAGAAAACGCTGCATTCTTTTGGAAACGGCAATCCGTTCCACTTACACGTTTCTTAAGTTTAGTGTCATTAACCATCACATCAAACGGCTCTTTCGATTTGCGTAATCGTTCAAGTAATGGCAATACGCTTGAATTTTGTTTCAATGAGAAAGTAAACGTTCCTGTTTCATCTGCTGATTCATTATAAGTAACGGTTCCATCTGCTCCTACATGTTGAGAGAATGTATCCTCGTTCTTTTCAGCTTCAATGGGTGTGCCATCCATAAATCCAGTTAGTATGATTCCAGCGACAATTACAGTCGTGTCTTTGAAATTAAATGTTTCAGCCATCTAAATATCCCTCCTTATATTGTTAATACGCCACGAATCTGAACTTTTTCGAATGCCCCTGTAATTGTTGCAGTCCATTTAATATCAGGTAGTATGCGTTGAGCTAGAGTGTTTTTCGGAATATCTACTCTTCTTGGTGCGGTAATGGTATACATTGGATTCCCGGCTTCATCACGAGCAATAATACCTTCTCCAGTTGTTACATTTTCTATCTCTCTGGATAGAACAGTTTCTACTTCCCCTACTATTAAACTGATCCCCGAATCAGTACCGGGTACTTTATCTCTCAAGGAAATTAAGCGAAATACACTTTCTGCTAAACGAGCTTTTAAGTAATGTGTTGCTTGAATTACATCTATATATTCACCAGTTGTTACTACACCTTTGGAGTTCATTAAACGCCCAGCTTCATTAATGTATGTTGAAGCATTTGCATCCTCAATTTGATTAATTTCCATATTGTTATACGCTGCGGCTGGTATAATCGGAAAACCTTGCACATTTTTAAATGTCCATGTAAATGAACCGATTTTTTTAGAAGCACATACAGCAATAAGGCCTTCCGCTACATAAGTACCTGGTTGATCATGAACAACAATGAAAGTATTGTCATACTGACCCTTCATCGTTTCGGCTAAAGTTATATTAGAAGTAGTCACTCCATACAGTTTGTCTTGAGTATTCGTCCATTCTGCTAACGCTATTATTTCTTCATCGCCTTGTTCTGGACTTACTACATAATAAAAATCGCTATGAGTCTTAACTAACTCATTTAAAGTTGCCTTCAATGCTTCTGGTTCATCTGCAATTGCATCATATACAAAACCATATACTGCGATTTCTGCAGGTTTTGGATCTTGCCCAAACATACGAGAAAAAAGTTTATATTCTTCTGACATAACATCAAAATCTATAGCTACATCCTCAATATCTGTATATTCCTTGTAATCTAATGTTTTACTAGTAGCTAACACTAGTGGTAATCCAAAACCTTTTTCTGAGAGTGGCTTTGTTTCTCTCGTAATCTGTACGTCAACATAACGCATATAATCACCCTCCTGATTTCATTTCTATTTCTACCTTGTCGAAATAATCGATATCATGTACATCAATATCTACATAACGCATAATCACATCAAATCCCCACTTTTCATCATAGGAATCTAGCAAGAATGTCGTTCTATTCTGTACATCTGAAACACTTGCAATAGCTACATTTATTTCATCTAAATAAAAAGAACCACCATGTACAAACCATTTACGCAACACTGTAGCTACCTCAAATGATCCATCATGATTAGTCCCATAACAGTTAAATGAAATTGTAGAATTTCGTTCTTCAATTCGCGTCCCTACTAATGACTCAACTTTAGATACATAGGAAACATCTTCTTGGCCAACACCATCACGATCACCGATTATCTTATAAGTCGCATAAGGTAATGGCGGTAAATCACCTGGTTGATCAGCACGAATGATGGTAAAAATTGTATCATTCGCTAACTGACGGCGTATCGCTTTAATTTTAGTAATCATTTCTCGCGCCACCTCATTAGGTAGATTAATACATCCGTATAATCGCTATAATCCTTGAATGCCTCAACTGTATAGTTGTTTTCTTTATAAAGAACCTTCGTTCCTTCTGATAAAGGAGTGACGGTCAGTAATTTCTTTTCTTTGGTTGTATATACGCCATTTTCAGCGAAGTTTAATTCGTCATTTGTGAGAGGTAGGATAACTCCTGACATATTTACAGGTATGGTAGTTGGAGGGATCCATTCACCATCTTCAAAATGTCCATTTGTACCAATAAATGCGATAAAAGGAACGCTATTTTCATCAATTACCTCTTTAAATATCATGATTTCTGGCATTATGTGGTCACCACCCTGTATGTCACCCTCATACGCAAACCACCCGTATCAATTAAAGGGTTACTAGAACCCTTTTGTTTAATGGTAGAATCTGCATTTGGCGGAGTATTTAAATTTGTAAGTTGTATTTGAATATCCCCTACCATTTTTGCACCTAACCGTTCACAAAGCGTGTATGCATTTATCTGAGAGTTGAGTAACTTAGGGATTTGCTTTTTCACAAAATTGAACCATTTTTCATTCTTTTCATCAAAGGTGGAACGTAAAAAAGAACGTTCTGGAATAACGATTGTTCTGTTCACTGGGTTACCCTTTTTCGATTCAAATTCTTGTCGAATTGTTATTCCAAATTCGTGCACGCCTGCAATCATGGCGTAGTAAGAATCATCACTACCAAAAATCCCAACTTCTACGCTATATTTTCCAAGATCATTTAATGAACTAGTAATCTGAGGGATGCGGTTACTACCTGTTATTCTCACACCACACATCTAAAGCACCACTAAATTAATGGATTTTTTCGGCTTTAGCCTTAGTTGTAAATCATCCAAAATACGTTTATATTCTTGACCATACTTCGTAGTGAAAATTCCATCATTTTTATTTGGATCACTATATATTCGTTCGATAACATCTACTTTTTCTTTAATCACACGTTGATTATTAACTGATGCTAAATGAGCTACTAAATAGCGTGCCAATCGTTCTCTATACTCTTCTGGAACAATTAAAAAGGACACTTCAAGCGAAGCATCCTCAATAAATATATTTAGCTGTTCATCCGTCATAGAGGTGAATTCATTTCCCATGATTCTAATACGTTCAGGCGTGGTTAACATGGTTTCCACCATCCTTTATTTTTCTGGGTTTAATAACTCAGTAATACGTTTATCAATTGCATCGAGAACTGTTTTACGGTCCTCGTTTTCTCTGATACCTTTCAATGTATCAACATCGAAAGTATCATCGATTAGAGCAATCAATTCCTTGGCATTAGGCTTTGTTTTTTCTTTGTCATACACGAATTCCCCTTGTTGATCTAAATGAGCCATTAAAGGATGAGCAATGAACTTATCAAAGTCCTGCTCATCTACTTTATTGGTCCCTGGAATAAGTGTTAATCCATTTGCTTGATATGAATAATTACCTTTATTTTGTACTAACATATTTATTCCTCCTTATATTCCATCTGCACGACAGATCGCCATCGGATAACGAATGATTAAACCAGTTGTACGTTCTTCAAATGGTACTTTTGTGTTCGGGAATGCATACTCTTGTGGGTGTCTCATGATATCCAAAGGAATTCCCAGTTGTACGACATCAGGCGATGAATCTAACACAACGAAACAATCGGAACCGGCTAAACCTTTACCGTTAATGTCATTGATTGTCTCAATGCGTTCAAACCAATTTTGAGAACGGATATACTCCAATACTGTTTGCTGAGTGAATTCGTTAAACGACTTTTCCAATTCCTCAGAAGAATCAGGAGTGAGAAGTAAAGTATCTGCCGTATGCCCATTTAGTTTGTTAATAGTGTTTTTAGCTTTACGGATATCAGCGACAATCTCTTTCCCAGTCTTGTCACTCCATTTAGTAGATGTACCAGCTTCGTTTTGTGGTACTGCATAAACTTGAATACCTACTGCATCAGTAAGCCCTTTAATGCTGTGTTCTTTATCACCAGAAAAAGCAATCTTATTTTCTTTTTCAGCGATGGCTTTTCGTACTGTATCTGCTTTTGTCACTTCGATTTGACGACCAGCCATTTGAGCTTCACGTACTTCTTGAACGGAAATATTAAATGCAGCTGCAATGGAATAAATCTTCACTGTTTCTTCTTTCAAATCTGCATCCACTAGCGGAACATCGTTTGCTCCTGGTGCTAGGATTTTAGCGGCACCTGAGCGTGTCATAACATCGTAGCTATATGTTTTAGCTCCGGCTGGAATATCGGTCTTCAAAGAGAAAATAGAGCGTGCTTTTAATTCAGATGCATGTGGTTCATACACCCTTTTGTCAATTGCATTTAGATCTTGTGGACGAATCAATGCGTCCATACGAAGTTGTTGTGTCATGTAGTAATCCTCCTTAAGGTAAGTTAATTTCGATTTCGACTAATTGATCAGCTGAAGCGTTGCTTTTAAATACCGAATTGGTGATTGCAATTGCTCCATCAGTTGTAAATTTTTGAGTTGCTACATCAACTTTGACCGCTTGGCCATTAATGACATCGCCACCAGCCACAACAAATATACGACCACGCTTCATAATTGCAGCAGGTTCTCCAACTGGATAGTTTTGGTCGTCTTTCTTTTCCACCCAATCATGGATGTTTTGCGCTAATGCGATACCAACAACAGCACCACCAGTAGTAATAGGTTTAATAGCTGTACCTGTTGCGTTCAATTGAACTGCAGCACCAAATGGCACCAACACTTCTACCGCATATGTGTCGGCTGTGTAATCTTGATAGTTTGATAATTGGCCAGCTTTACCCGCTGGTTCCATGTAATCTGGATAATTTGTGATAGGCATATGTTTTCCTCCTTATTTTTTCTGCATATTTAGGCGTTTCTTTTTCAATTCCTCAATTTCTTTTTCTGTACTTGCAGCATCACCTGTAAATGCATTGTTATCACCTGTAGATGAATAACCTGTTGACTGTACTTGCTCAACTGTTGCATCAAAAAAGGCGTTGATATAGTCATCTGACTTACCATCACCTTTGAATTCTTCTTTAGTTGTTGAAATAACGGCTTCTTTGATTTCGCGTTCTGTTTTACCAGTAAAGTCAAATGAATCGCCAAGTAAGGGTTTAGCAGTACTAACCAAATTCACACGTTCCTCTACCTTTTTGTCTAATTCATCCGCAGAGAATTGATTTTCTTTTGCAGTTACTAACTCTTGCTCCGTATTTTGAAGTTTTACTTCTAATGCATCATAACGACCTTGCAAGGTATCTAAACTGTCACCTTTCACCTTTGCTGTTTCTTTTTGAGCCTTTAAAGCATCAATGTGTGCTTTTACAGCTGGATCTACTTCG